AGAAAGGCTCTCTTACAATATTTACATCAATACATGAACACGAATCTAGACCACTAATATCAGGTAAACGAGATATTATAGTAGGATTCTTTAGAGGTGCAGGAGCACCATATTAAATGATTATACAGCTTAATAATGAAGTTAAAGAAATTGCTCTTGATATACTAGATTTTCCTCTTGATATGAGAGACACAATGTTCCCTTTCTGGCATGCAGTACCATTGTATAGAAAACATTTCAACTTAGACGACTATTCATTCACTTATCCTAAGTGGTATAACCATTCAAAACATTTTTTAGATTTACTTAAACATCCAATTGATAGTAGAAAACCTACAAAGGTTGTTGCTATGGAAGCAAATGAAAAATCAATACAAGTACCAATTAGAAGTACAGTAGTAATATTTTCTTTAAATAAAAAACATGCTTCAGTAGTAATTGGAAAAGATAGAAATAATCTAGACCAGACTCTAGATATACCAAACTACGAACAATTTAATTGGAAAAAACATTATGTAGTCAATACTCCTTTGCATTGTGATACAGGTGCTATTATTGGTAATAAGTTTTTTCATTCTATTCACGCATCAAACGGAGCAAAGATATTATATGTCAAATACGATTAGATTATTTATAGGCACAAGTGAGAAAGAAGATTGGTTAGCTGAACAGGTATATCTTTATTCTATTTATAAAAATTTGCCGAGCAATCAAGAGATAGAGATAACATTCTTACGACCATCAATGTTTCCAAACTGGGATAGAAGATATTGGGGGACACCTTTTACTTGCTTTAGATATGCAGTTCCAGAGCTATGTAATTTTAAAGGTAGAGCTTTATATACAGATGTAGATATGATAAACTTTAGAGATATTTCTCATTTATTTAATACTAAGTTGAATGGCAAACCTTTTGGATTTGTATGGGATGCTCAGCAAGATAATGGAAAGAAAGGAGCAGACTTAGGTGTACCAAGAGGTTGGTGGTGTGATAGTGTAATGTTATTCGACTGCGAGAAAGCAAAACCATATATGGATAGTATAAAAGATATGGAAGAATGGAGTGCAAAAACTAGTAAAAGTTATAAGTGGGAATTTGGTGAAAAATTAAATATGCCATTTAAACAAGAGTCAAAAGAATACATTGAACCATTAGATTCAAGATGGAACTGTTTTGATGGAGTAGACCCCTCAATAGTAGTACCAGACCAGCATATGAGAGACTTTTGGCAGAAACCTCAAATGTCATTAGATTTTATGTGGCAACTACATTTAACAGGACTTAGCTATCAACCATGGCATCCTAGGTATAATTGTTTTGCTAAAGCTACTCATTGGAGACAAGATTTAATGGAAGTATGGTGGGACTATGCTAATATAGTAAGACAGATGAGAAAAAATGGATAGTAGTCTTAGTTTAGATAAATTACTACAGCCGATTGGACTTAAACGCTTTTTAGAAGAATATAAAGATAAGAAACATTTTGTGATTAAGTCTAAAGAAAACATTTTTGCAAATCATTTTAGTTGGGAAGAATTAGATAACTATCTAAACCAGTACAATATACAATCATGGGATAGAACTCCCCAACTACAAGTAGTATTACCTAATGGTAACAAATGGTGTAAGAAAAAATCACCAGAAAAGAAAACTAGAGAAGAATTACTAAAACTTTGGAGAGATGGAAGTAGTTTTATTATTACACTTTCTGAATTTTTAAACAAAACAATGTGGAATCAGACTAGAGAGTTTGAAAAACACTATGGTATTGGGCAGGCTAATATATACTGCTCTAATCAAAAAGATGCTAAGTGTTTTCCTATTCATGCAGATTCTACAGACAATTTTCTTTTCCATGTAAGTGGAAAGATAAGATGGTATATTTATAAAGATTTTGCTCCGAAAGATAAGGAGAATGAAAGACTCCGTCCTAATAAACATGCTCCTGAATTATTGGAAGTTATAGAGTTAGATGACGGCGATTTATTATATATACCTGCTAAGCAGTATCATAAAGTAGATACGCTAAGCCCAAGAATATCAATTAGTTTTCACTTCAGAGAACCTTATGAAGGCAAGAAGTCACATTCGGAGACAGGAGCGAGAAAGAAATGGTACAATTGGGAGCCAGGAGAAATTTATGGCAGAAGCAAGTAATCAGTTCTCAGGCGATATGTCTAGGAATGAAGTAGAAATAGACCTTAATAAGTTTATGGAACTCGTCACCGAAAACAGTAATCTGAAAGCTGAAATATTAAAGTTAGAAAACGATAAAGAACCAGAAAATCCGTGGCAACGCTGGATTTGGCTATCTTCTATGATAGACGCTTGGAGAATCTTTCCTCGTTTATTTCTAACAGTATACATTGTATTACTTTATAAGTGTACAATATGGTTTATGGATTTACCAGAACCTTCAATGGAGCAGTCAGGTTTGATTAGTATCGTTGTAGGGGCAGGTGCAGCATGGTTTGGACTATACGCTGGAACAGCTAAAGATAAGATAAACTCAAAATAAATCTTGACAAGTGTTGAAACTTTCTGTATAATATATGTATGATTAAGATTACAGAAACAAAACATAAACCGACTAAATCAGATAAGCCATGCAAATACTGTGGAACTACAGAAAATGCAGATGGCTTATGTGGTGTCTACAAGTGTTGGAAATAGATGAATTTATTTTATCTAGACCAAGACTTAGACAAATGTGCCGAGTACCACGTTGACAAACACATTGTGAAAATGCCTCTCGAGGCAGCGCAACTTTTGTGTACCGCTATATGGGTTGACGAAGTACTGGGATTTGTACCTCGTGCGCTTGACAAGGACGAACGAGAAGTACTAAACAGTAAGAAAGCCAAGATAAAGCATCTTCCTATGGAAGAGCGACCTCTTACCCCTTATCTGCCGATGATGTATAATCATCCCTGCACGATTTGGGTTAGGTCATCATTGGATAACTTTGAGTGGGCTCATTGTTACGCTAACGCGCTCAACGATGAGTACCACTATCGTTATGGAAAACAGCATAAATCTATCGTAGAAGTAGTAAACAAACTACCTGAACCAAAGAATATGCCTAGGCTAGGACAAACTCCTTTCCTCATGGCTATGCCTGATGAGTTGAAAAACGAAGATGATGTTATACAATCGTATCGAGATTATTATCACCTAGACAAAGCAACCTTTGCCGAGTGGAAATACAGAGATAAGCCTAGTTGGTGGAATGAAGATTACGCTGACTATGATAAGAGGATAACCAGAGTATGATAAAAGTTAAACTGGGCAAAGGAGCCCTTATGTTTAAAGAAGGAACATCAGACGAAGAAATCAATAAGAAATTATTAGAGTATTCGCAGTTTCAAGTACTAAAACGACCAATAGTGGTCAGAAAGAGCAATGGGGATGAATACCAAATGCTAAATGGAGTAAGATTAAATGGCAAAAAGCACTAAAACAAACTTTTTAGACCAACTAATAGGAGTAAAGGAACCAACAGTGGAAACAATGGAACATAGTCAAGTATTAAAACAAAACTTAGAAGCACAGATGGCAGGTGTCGAAAATGATATTGTCAATCTAAAAGCTCAACTTGCAAAGAAACAAGAATATCTAGCTAAGTTAGAGGGCGGACTGGAAGTAATAGACGAACTCACTAAGCATGATTCACATAGTTGATAATTTCTATCCAAACCCAGACGAGGTAAGAGAAAACGCATTAAGAATGTACTTCTACCCAGGTCGTAGAGGTAGAAAGATGGCATTTCCTGGAGATAGAACTATAGCTACTTTCTCAAATGAGAATAGAAATTTCATCAAGAATAGATTTGAAACAACTATTGGGAAAAAGATAACTTACTTTCCAAATAAAAACTCCAATGGAGCATTTACTCTTGGACTTAAGAAGAACAATGAGTTTCTTAATTGGATTCATCATGATTGTTCGGGATTTTTAGAGCGAACAACAGAAAGTGTTGATGGACAAGCTTGGGCTGCCGTAATTTATTTACAACCCAAAGCCAAAATTGACACAGGCACAGCACTTTTTAGAAGTAAGAAAACAGGTTTAATTACAAAGTCAGAAAAGTTAAAAATAGATAAAAACGCTGGCTTTAAAGGAGAGTGGAAAAGCAACCACGAAGATTGGGAGTTGCACACTTACGTTGGAAATGTATACAATAGATGTGTATTATATCCAGCAAACTATTGGCATGCACCACTAAATGCATCTTTCGGAACAAACAAAGAAAACGCACGATTAGTCCAAGTAGGATTTTTCGCAACAGAGAAGTAAATGACAGACTATAATAACAACAAGTTTAACGAAGATGTAGCAATGAACATGCTACAAAATCATATTATAAAGACTTATGATAGTCATTACAGTATGAATAAAATCCAGTCAACCGAGTTCATCTTCGATGCTGGTCATGGAGAAGGCTTCTGCTTAGGCAACATTATAAAGTATGCGCAGAGGTACGGAAAGAAAGATGGAAGAAACGAGCAGGACTTATTAAAGATTCTGCATTATGCAATAATTTTACTAGGGGTAGAAAATGAGAATAAAGAAACACGAGAACTTATCGGAAGCGAATATAAGTAAAGTAATTAGTTTGCTAGAGGGCGAGAAGCCTATAACTAAAAAAGAAGCGTGTGGTATACTAAACATAGCGTATAATACCACTAGGCTTAACAAAATAATAACAGAACACAAAGAAACCATGGACTTTAGAGCGAGACGAAAGTCTCAGAACAAAGGAAAAGGTGCTAATAAACAGGAAATAAAATCTACAGTACAGATGTATCTTGATGGATTTAACATGTCTGATATAGCGAAATCACTATATAGAAGTCCTGCGTTTATTAAAGGAATTGTAGAAAGACTCGGAGTGCCTCAGAAACTCTCCATGACTGACTATGAAGGAAGAAGAAATGCTATACTACCAGATCAGTGTGTAGCAGAGGAGTTTGAGCCTAAAGAAAAAGTTTGGGCAATCAGACAAAACTATCCTGCAATAGTGGATAGAGAATTAAAACCTGAACTTGCAAAAGAAAGAGGTTTTAGAGTCTACTTAGTGTGTACCGTAGAATGTACACAAGATGACTTAAAAGATACATACTTTCCACATCTACCGTGGGCTGGTAAACAATACTGTTTAGCATCGTACGAAATGGGAAGTTTAAAACATTTACAACAATATTTGTAAAGCACTCAATAAAATGAGCATAAGGAAACAGCATGGATATATTAATAGCCTTTTGGTTATCTGGCTGGGCGATAGTTATTTGGAA